CCACTGTCGGCATTTCTTCGGGCAGGCCCTCGGGTGCAATCGGATCCACGGTGGGGATCTCTTCGGGGGCAGGCTCGGGTTCGACCGCCGGCACCTCAGGCATCACGCCTTCCGGCTCCACCGCTGGCGCCTCGGGCATCACACCTTCAGGCTCGACGACTGGCACCTCAGGCATCACGCCTTCGGGCTCCACCGGATCCACGCCAGGGGTCACACCTTCTGGCTCAACAGGGGCCTCAGGGTCCACAGGGTCCACAGGGGCCTCAGGGTCCACCACCGGCAGCTCGGGCATCACGCCTTCGGGCTCCACCACCGGCACCTCAGGGGTGATCGGCTCGCCGCCGGGCGCCACGATCCGCACGTTGGAGGTCTTGAACCCGTCTGTCGGGTCGATCAGCTCGACAGTGCCGCCAGTCGGCATGTCGCGGGCAAAGTCCCGGAAGTTCAGGAAATCGCGGAACTTCTTGGATGTGCTGACGGCTTCAGCTTTCAGCCGTTCCCAAATGTCATGCAATTCGTGGTCGCGTGCTGCGTCGGACATGGTGGGTGGATAACGCCTGATTCATTCTGCCTGCGCAGGCATGAAAAAAGCCCCTCGTTGGAGGGGCTCAAGTCTTCTGACCCTTACTCAGAGGTCGATGCCCAGAAGCGAGCTGGGCTGACCGCTGATGCTGTAGCTCAGCTCAGCAGTCGTCGCGTCGTCAGGGGTGACGTTCAGCGACATGCTGGTGATGCTGATGGGCGCCTGAATGTAGATCGACTTGCCATCATCAGGTGCCGTGCCAGCAGCGTTGCTGACAGCGTTCACGTACAGCTTCACCTCAGCGCCAGCCTGGCTGCGCAGCATCACGTTGGCCAGCAGGCGGTTGGCCAAGCTGGTCTGGTCATCCGTGAACAGCACGGTCATGCTGCCGCTGCCAGAGGCATAGCCAGCCTGGGTGCGGCGGAACTGGGCATACTTGCCAGATCCGTTGCCGACGCCGCAAGGCAGCGTGGTCGTGTCCAGCTCTTCGCGGGTCAGCTCCAGGCTGAACATCTTGACCTGACAGACCGCGCCGAACTCGGCGAAGTCGATCTTGATGTGGTTCTTGGCGCCAGGGGTGTCGGCCGTGCCCGTCCCACCGTCACCGTTCAGGGTGATGGGGGTGTAGGTGGCGTCACCTTCAGCGGCAACCGTAATCGTGTTCGGGGTCTTGGCCACGATCACGTAGGTCACACCGGCGCTGAGAGCGCTGTCGAGAACAGCGCTGCCTTCCTCCGCGAAGACCACGGGATCGCCAATGGCGTAGTCGTGATCAGTGGGAACGCTGATCGAGTCGCCAGCAGGGAAGTCGCTGTTGTCAGAGAGGCAGAATTGCGTCCCCGCAGGCTGAAAGTAGATCGCGCCTTCTTGGCCCGAAAGGGCACTTGACGAGCAGGAAATCATGAGCTTGTGAAATGAACGACAGATGGGGGCGCTGTCGTCAGGTCGGGGGCTACCAGACGCCTACGGGCACAGCCCAAGGTGATGCAAGTCTACGCAGCCGCAGCAGTGAAGGAACAGCTCATCGAATGGCAGTGGTGTGGCCGCTGGTCTGGCGCGATCGTCCGAGGCCCTTCGATGTTCTGCACCCGCGGCCGGTTCACGGTCTGCGGAGCACGGTTCAACCCGACCCAGGCCCGCAACACCTCAGCCGCAATGTCTTCCCCTGGCCGGCTGCCACGCTGCTTCGGCGTGTAGATGTTGCACATCAGTGAGCCCTTGATCGCCTCGACAGGACACCCCACCATGTCCAGGGCGGTCTGGTCAAAGCTGAGCGACACCACGGCGTAGATCGCCGACCCGTCCGGTGGTGTCTCCTGCACCCCGTCGAAAAACACCAGCTCGGCTATGACACCCGCTGATCGCAAGGCGTCATAGGTGGCACGCTCGAAGAGCCCGCGGATCTGCTGGAAGTTGGTCATAGCCCGTACCGCTCCCTAATCACCTTGGTGGCTGCCGCCTGGATCTGGGGAATCCGCCGGTTGCGGAAGGTCGTGAACCATGTCTTCGGCTGGCTGACCACCTTCCCCTCAATCGCCACGCTCTGCGCATACGGCAATGCGTTCTGCAGCCGGTAGCGCTTCGTGCTGTCAACCCGCAGGTCCATGGCATCAGTTCGTGGCTCGTCGGCGCCTTCGGGAGCCACCTCGCCGGTGCCTGGTCCCTCTGACGCGAACCATGACGACCTGAAGCGGCCCGTATCGACCGGCGATACAGCGGCACTGCCCAGCTCTGCCTGCACCGTGATCAGCGTCTCTGCCACAAGCGCATCCATCGCCTTCTTCAAGTGACGCTCAAGATCCTTCGGGTTCGTGAATCTGGGCATCAGCTTCTCAGCAGCAGCTTGTAGGCGTAGTTGGTCTGCCCCGACCCGTAGTGGGGCAACACCTCCACGATCCGCCAGGTGCGCCCCAGGTACAGCACCGTGTCGGCCGTGGTCGGCAACACCGGCAGCGTCGTCGAATCGAACCACATTTCACACGTCCAGCTCTCGGCCGTCCCACCCTCTTCAATCCGGGCCGTCTTCAGCACCGCTGCACCGCAGCGATACTCCTGGTCCGCGTGGGTGAGATCGCCAGTCTCCGGGTCGTAGGCCGGGTTGCCGTGACTGGTGAACACCACTTCGGTTTCGCGGAAGGCGCTCACCAGCTCGTTCGCCAGGGGCAGCGCCCAGCTGTCCTGTGGAGCGCTCATGACCGCACCCTGGCAATGATCCGGCTGCTGCCCGTGCCGACCTGCGCGATCCAGCAACCCAGCACATCAGCCAGCCAGGGGAGCTTCTGCAGCAGGGTCGGAGCGTTGGGGTTGGCTGCGCTGCTGCTCGAGCTGGAGCCCTCGCCAGGGGCGAAAAACTCCTGAGAGAGATCCCCGAGCTGTTGCCTCTTCACCGGCCCTCGCTCACCCGGAACCGCGCCGATACCGCCAGTCACCAGCGATGGGTTGCTGCCCAGCTGCAGCGCTACTTCGGCCTGCGCCTGCTTCACCTGGGCCGGCACCATGCCGCAGCTCGCTTCCTCACAGCAGCACGTCGCACCCTGCCGCGGCCATGCCAGGAACCGCCCTGCCACGCAACACTCGCCCACCCAGGGCAACGTGTTCAGCCACTTGGCCGCATCACGCAATGCCGCCTCCTTGCTCGCTACCGCTGCCCAGGCGTCTGCCTGCAGGCCGCCGGCGAAGTAGGCATCGGCTTCTTCCAGGCTGATGTAACTGTCGGCCGCCGGGTCGGTCAGCGACGTGTTCAGAGCCACGGCAACGGATCATCGTGGCCCAAGTCTACGAAGACATGAAAAAGGGGGCCGAAGCCCCCCCGTTCCCTCTCGCTCGCCGCCTTATGAGTAGGGCGACTTGCACTGGAGTTTAACCAGGGGGATCAAACGGCGATCCCACACCAGGCCGTACTTGCCGGCCTCAGCCAGTTCGATGTTGCCGGGGTTGTCTTCAGGAGCGATCCAGCTGGAGCCCATGACGTGGAAGCCATAGGAGTAGCGCATGGACACCACATCCTGGAAGCTCAGGATGTTGTAGTCGCTGCGCGTCTCAAGGGCCTGCTGAACACCCTCGTTCACCACGCCAGGACCGAACAGGTAGCTGGTGTAGACAGCGTTGGCGCCAGTGCCGGTCACAGGCAGCTGCGAATCCATGATGACCCGCAGGCCGGCGAATGTCGCCACCTTCGTGTCGGCCACGTTCACGCCACCACCGGACCATTGGATGGCCCCGCCGGTGTTGAAGGTTGCGGTCGAGAAGACCAGCATCCCCATCGACTCCAGGTGGTAGTACACGTTCGGGTGGAGAGCCAGAACGCTGAGATCCTCACCGCGCTCGCCCAGGACCGACTTGCAGCGGATCACAGCAGAAGCGCTGATGTACTCAGCACCGCCGGCACCGCCAGACACGTCAACCACGTTGGCTGCCAGGGCAGTGCCGAACAGGCCGCCAAGCTGAGACAGCAGCGTGGCAGTGCGGTTGCGCTCAATCACACTGGCCATGTAGCTCATGATCGCCGCCATCGGATCAGCGCCGCTGGCTTGCTTGCTGAGTTCGTCAGCAGCAAAGCTCAGACCGCGGTGAATCAGGGTCGCAACGCCAGCGTTGGCCTGGATCTTCCGAGGGGTCAGGTAGCCGGCTCCACTGTCACCCCAGGTGGCATTGGACTCCATGCGCTCCTCGAAAGGAGTCACAGGGATGAAACCGGGCACGGTGGTGCGCACACCGCCGCTGGAAGCGTCCAGGGCAGAGTTGCGGCTGATCACACCCGACTTAATGAACGCAGAGCGCTCATACACCTCTTGCAGAAGGTAGGAGGTGAAGTTGGGGACCGTGATCAGGTCGGAGGCGAATGTGCCTCCCGAATAGTTCTGATAGGGGGCTGCCATTGTGGCTCAAGTAAGGGGACCGTGTTACCCGCGCAGTGCTTCAGCCTTCAGTGCTTCAGCCAGTTGCGGGTTCTCCTTCTCGAGACGCAGGGCCTCGGTCAGGTTGCGAGCCTTGTAGGGGTTCGTCATCCCAGGCGCGACGCTTGCGCTTGCTGCAGCACCCATACCTCTCGCGCCGCTGGCCGAGAAATACTGCTCCCACCCGGAGTTGGGTTGCTTCAGAGAGTTCAGGTACTGATCCAGTGGCACTGCAGCGCCCCCGCTCATTACCACCGGCTTGCCCTCAATCTCTCGAAGCTGAGCCTGGGACTGCAACAGGGTCAGAACATGCTCCGGGTTCAACGCATTGGCCTGAGCGATCTGCCCGAGAGCAGAGGTCTTCAGACGTTCGGCGTTAAACTGCTGATCCTTGTCGGCCAGCTGGCCTTCCAGTTCAGCGATACGGGCTTCCAGACCCTTGTTCCTGAGTTCAGATTCCTCCCACAGAGACTTCCACTCGCCCTGGTCGGCGAGTTGGGTTGTCCGCGCTGTCTTCTGCTCCGACTCCAGATCCCGAAGGGCCTTCTCAGCCTTTGCCAGCCGCTCGTTCAGTTCTTGATTGGACTTCCCTTTTTTGAGGTTGTCAGCCTGAACAAGCTCCAGCTTGGCCTTGATTGCCGCGACTTCACCGGCGTCGTTAGCAGCAGGCTGCTCTGTCACGGACAGAGCGGGATCCGTCACGGAAGGATCGCCCGCAGTTGATTCAGACATGAAGAGTGCGGAGTTGACCCCCTCATGTTACGCAGGACGCCTACGAAGGGATAGGACCGTGCAGCTCAGTCCAGATGCCTTCGGCTTCGACGACAAGCTGTGCTTTCGTCATCGGTGAGTAATCGGCTTCGCCGGCCGGGTGCTGCTCGAGGCAGTAGGCCAGCACCTCAGCCTTGGTCATCTTGTCGAACGCTGGCATTGCCGGCGCCGGTTCGGGCATGGGGCAGACAACGACCGCTTCATCCTTCGGGGCAACCTGCACGCCGCCGGCACTGGCCGCCATGGCAGCGGCTACGGCGTCGTCAACCACTGCAGCCGGCTCCTTGAAGTCAACCGGGTCAGGCCGGTTCAGGCCAAGTGCCATGGTCGCGCCATGGGGCTCGGCGACGAAGAAAGAACTGGCCATGCGAAGGCGTATCAGATGGCCTCAGTGTAGGAATGGCCTCACGCCAAGCCGAAGATCGTCAACCGGCGCTGCAGGTCAGCCTGATCGCTCTGGTGCATCCTCTCTGCTACACCCCTGGCCACACGACACAGGCTGCGGAAGTTCTGCCTCATGTCCCCGACGAGGTTCACATCCTGGCCGGCGTTGACATAGGCCAGCACGGTGGACAGATCGCCAAAGTAGGCCCGCTCAGCTTCCTCCCACTCCATGTAGGGGTAGGCCCTGCGAACCTGCCGCTCATACCAGGCCGCCCGGTTGGCCACCTTGATACCGCCCAGGTGGAACACCCGCCAGCCGGTGGGCTTGTGCGATTCGTAGAGGTGCCTGGCCTCAGCCAGCGCCTGCTCAGCTGTCAGCGCCATCCGTTCAGGGTAGGTTGAAACCATGGAGCGCATCACTCTCACCACCCCGCTCGGCCCCGTAACGCTCGAGCACCAGGGCAATCGGATCACCGCCACCGGCGATGAACTTCCCCTGGGTTGGTGGCAGCTCAAGGTAGATGGCATCCTCTTCGGCGCACAGGGCCACCTGTTCCACCCCGGCGACTGCGACCTGTGCGACGTTCTGGCCGCTGCCGCGTCGGCCGTAGGCCCCGACAACGTGACAGCCACACCCAAGGCACGGGCGCTGGCCACTGCTCAGCTCAGAACCACACCAGAAGGCGCAATCCCCTAACGGGTCTGGCTCAACCCGACCAGCATCCTGAACAGGTCCGGGTGCTTCGAGTGCAGCCGAACCATCCCCGCCCTGCCTGAAGCGATCGTCTCCACGGCCATTGTCCACACCTCTGTGGCATCGCCGCTGTCATACACCTTGCCCATGTACGGGCTGAGGTAGTCGTCGCTCCAGGCGATCTCGTGGTTGGCATAGTTGCTCTCAGACACAATGTCCGCCAGGCGGAACACCGGCTTCCCCCTGCGCGTGCCTGACTCCATCCCGCGCAGCTTCAGCAGCTTGTTCGCCGTGGGCAAGTCGTCGGCACGGTTGGCGGCCCACTCCTGGGCGGCCTCGACCATCCAAGGCCTCTGGGCCTCGACCGTGTGCATCATTTCGTGCCACAGGTTGCCGGTGTTCTGAACCCGCACCGCAATGAACCGGCCGCCCTGGTTGTAGCCCCGTCCGTTGACGTCCGGCGCGATCTCCTGAAGCCAGGGATAGCCGTTCTCGGTGGCGGTGAAGCCCTTGCCGTTGAACATGCGAACAAAATCTGACACGTCGCTTTTGACCTGTTTCTTCAGGTCGCGTTTCGTGCCCCATTGCTTCAGGTCGATTCGATCCACTGTTGCCTTCACCTCCTTGTCAGTCATCGGGGTCTGCTTCATCGCCTCGAACAGCTCACCCATTGCTCGCCTGGCCTTCGCGTCGCTCCGGTTGACGATGGCGCCAGCCTTCAGGTAGGCAGCCTTGGCAGCTTCCTTCTCTGCCTCGGTCTTGGCGGCCACCAATGCCTTGGTGCGAGCAGTCAGCACCGTCTGCGCCCGGCGGCGGATGCTCTCGTTGGCGTCGATCGCCGGAGCAACCTTCCTGATCAGCTCGTCGCCGCGCTGGCGCAGCAGCTGGGCCTGGGTTGGTTCAGGCTTCGGCGCTGCAGCTGGCTGCGGTGCTGGCGGCTTCGGTGCTGGCCCGCGCACCGGCTTCGGCGCCGTCGCACCAGGCGGCAGCGGATCACCCAGCAGCTTCCGCACCGCTCCCTGCGGGTCGTGTTCATACTTCCCGCCAGGCCCTGTCAGCTGGTTGAACTTCTCCGTCTGCTTGCCCAGCACCATCCGCTTGCTGTGCTCGTTCGCGTTCTGCAGCATGTCCCCAGCAGTCGTCTGCCCAGGGCCAAGGTCACGCCTGCGCACCCACTGCTGCTGCCCGTCGATCTTCATTGGCCGCTTGTAGGCGTTATCTCCCGTCCACCCAGCCGGCGGTGGGAGCTTCTTCCCCCGCCTGTCGTATTGCACCGGAGTCGCCTCGAGGAAACTGCCGTTCGCTGGGCCTTCCTCCTGCTCGAGCAGTTCACTGGTTGCGGTGATCGGCAAAATTTTGCACCGGCAGCTGAAGTGCCGCGGCCATGGCGCCGGTGGACTGCTGCGCTCCTTGAACTTCACCCCATCCAACGGGGCGCACAGTGGGCAGAGCCTGGTGTCATTGCTCGCATCCCACCACCACCGGAAACCGCTCCGGGTCTCCGGCAGCAGATCAGCATTGGCCTCATAGAACGCATCGTGAGCAGACTGGCTGGCCTCTGCCATCGAAGTGCGGACCAGGGCCTCGGTCATTGCCCGCCCCTGCCGCCCCGGACCCAGCTCGCCGCTGACGCTCACCACCTGGCGTTCGATCTCGTCATTGGTCAGACCCAACAGGAAGCCGGCACGCAGCTTCGTCTCAACCTGCTTGCCCAGGGCCGCGGTGTACTTCGGCAGCAGATCAGCCAGCCCATACTTGCTGCCGCCAGGGCTGAGCACCTTGAACCCGGTTTCTCGCGCCGCGGCGATCACTTGCTGCCGGGTGATGCTCGGGCTGATGAACCCACCCGGCACCGCCTTGGTGATGTTCATGCCAGGCAGACCAGCCGTCACCCTCACCTGTTGACCGCCAGCAGTCCCGCTCAGCGCCGCGGTTGGCACCGGCTCAGGTTCAATGCCGCCAGCCTCGAGGTACTTCTGGGCATTGCTCAGACCTTCCTCAAATGCTCGAGCCTCAGCTTCTGGCAGCACCTGATAGATCCGATCCGCGACAGGCTTGAACTGCGCTTCGATCGTCTTCGCCTGCGTCCGCAGCCACAGCTCACGCTCAATGCTTGCCCCCTCGGGCGGCAAAGTGGCCAGCTGGAACTGAAGGCGGCGGTATGCCTCCTGATAGGCAGGAAGGATCTGCTTAAGGGCATCGTCGCTCAGGCCCTTCAGAGTGAACTGGTCGCGCACGGCAACCAGCTTCTGGGCCGGTGTCTGCATCAACCTCTAGGCGGTGCCGGCTGCGAGGCGTCCGCCGCGGCGATCTTGGCCTGACCTTCGACCATCGCCAGCTCCTGCTCAGCCACCTTCTGCTGCTCCAGCTCGGCGCTGGCCATCACCTGTTCAACGTCCAGATCCTCTGGCAGCAGCTCGCCGCGCTTCAGCAGCGTCAGTGCCGTCTCCTGATCCAGCAGGCCGCTGGTGAAGAGCGAGTTCACAGCCGTGATCTCTGTCGGCTCCATCGCCGCCACGTCAAAGTCGCGGTCGATCGCCACCACCGGCGCCTGCACCCCAGCAAACTCAGCCGCCCAGTCCAGCGCCTGCTGCAGCGTCTGCTCCAGATCCTTGCTGATCACCGCCAGCATCGAATTGCTGTCAACGCGATCCAGCGACTTGCTCAGACCGCTCTCAGCTGTGTTCTTCTGCTTCGTCAGCGTCGCAATGCCCAGCGTCCCGATCTCTTCCGCCAGGGCCTCAAGCTCTTCCCGTTGCGCCTGGAACGCGCTACTGGCCGGCTCGACATAGAACGCATCGCCCTCCGGTGGAATCGCCAAAGCGTTGTTCACGCTCAGACCCATCGGGTCCGTCTGGTCATCCCATGCCTTCAACACCAGGATCGGCTGCGCAGCAACGTGCAGCGCGTGGATCAGATCAGCGTGTCGCTGGTAGTGCGTCAGGTTCAGATGGGCAATGTCCAGCAGTGGCGGCTTGCTGTAGAGCGTCCCCAGCTTCCCGGCGTAGGTGACAGCCAGCGGCACCACGGGAACACTGATCGACCCGCTTTCAATCTGCGTCCACCCCGTCGTCTCCATGTCTTCCCACAGCTCGTAGCCGCCAGGGGTGAGCACCCTGATCTGCTCCACGAACTTCAACCCATAGCGTCCGTCAGGCCGCGCCAGCTGCTC